CGCCCGCGCCGGACGCAAGCGGCGGCCTCGACACTTCATTGGGCGCGCTCGTCTGGTTTTACGGCCGCGTCGCCGAATGCGATGCCGGCCGCTCGTCGATCCATATCAAGGTCAAGTCGCTGATGAATTTGCTCGCGACGCAGCAGATGCCGCGCCGTCTTTATCAGGCGGCTTGCACGCATGTCTTTGGCGATGCGATGTGCGGGTTCGACCGCGATTCCTTCGCGCAGACCGCATCGGCGCTCGCCGGCTCGACGCAATCGGAGATCCACACCGCGCTCTCGCCGAGCCCCGCGACCCTCTTCGACCAAGGCACGATGACCGGGCTCAGCGGCGCCAATACTGGCCTGACGCGCACGATCCGCCAGGTCATCGGCGGCGTTGCCTACCCGCTGAAGGCGTGGCTTTACCCGGTGGCGGTCGGCGACACGTTTCGGTTTCTGCCGGGCTGCGACCACACCGTCGCGGCCTGCCAGAGCACCTTCGACAACCTCGCGCATTACGGCGGCTTCCCCTACATCCCGCCCCCCGAGACGGCCGTGTAAGAGCGCATCGCGGTCTTACACCGCGCCCCGGCGAAAGCCGAGGCCCGCCCATCAGACGCGCGAACGGCCGCCACATAGATCCCGGCGCAGGCCGGGACCCATCGATTCGCCTCTCGAACCACCGAAAGATGGATCCCGGCCTTCGTCGGGATCTAATTTGTTGGAGCATCGTAAATGTTGTGCTCAGCCGGTGACGAAGCCGCCAACCTGATACACCTCGGAGAGACGCACGGCATTGAAGCGAGCGCTTCTCTCTGTGATCTCCGTGTCTCCGTGGTGAGGGAAGCGGAATCGTGGATCGGGACGCCGTTTCACCATGCCGCGCGCATCAAGGGCGCCGGTGTCGATTGCCTGATGCTATTGGCCGAGATTCACGAGCGCGCCGGCATCATCCCGCACATTGATCCGCCTTTCTATGTGCCGGATTGGCATTTGCATCGCGACGCCGAGCGCTATCTCGAAGGTCTCGCCTGCCACGCAAGCGAGATCACCGGCCCACCGTTGCCGGGCGACATCGCATTGTTCCGTTTTGGCCGCACCTATTCGCACGGCGCAATCGTCACCCGGTGGCCACGCGTTGTGCACGCTTATTGGTCGATCGGCGTTGTCTACGGCGACGCGACCTTGCACCCGCTGGCCGGCCGCCCCGTCCGCTTCTTTTCACCATTCCCTTGACGCGCGCCGCGCAGCGAATCACTTCTTACTGGTGACATCGAATGTCCGACATCCCCACCGGCAAAGGCGGCGGGCCGAGCCCGTTTGTCAACGCCTTTGATCACCCGCAGCTCAATTCGCTCCGCTACAATGTTTCGCAAGCCGGGAGCCCTGTTCACCTCGTTTACGGAACAACGCGCGTCACGGTAAATTTGCTCGAATTCTGGGGCTTCACCGGCAGCGCCGGCGGCAAGGGTGGAAAGGGGCTCGGCAATTCCGGCGGCAAGAAAGGCTCGAACCAGCAATTCTCTGTCAATGTCGCCTTTGGTCTGTGCCAAGGGCCGGTGTCCTTCACCGATGGCATCGCGGCCCCGTTGCGCATCTGGGCCAATGGCGGCGTCGCGACCGGGCTCGCCGCGGTGGGCCTCAACGGTTACGCCGGCAATGACGGCCAGGCCGCCGATCCGGTCTTTGCTTCCTCCGATACCAACACGCCGGTCGTCGCCTATTCCGGCACCGCTTATGTCACCGGCACGCCCTTGCAGCTCGGCGCGTCGCCGGCCTTGCCGAACCTCTCCTTCGAGATTTACGGAATCATGGCCGGCACCGCGGGTCCGAATTTCCCGTACGATGCGCGCCCCGACGACATCGTCACCGATCTGTTGACCAACCCGCGTTACGGCGCCGGCTTTCCCGCGATCAATCTCGACACAAGCGGCAGCCTCGCCGATTGGGGCCTCTACTGCCAGGCGGCGCAGCTCGCGATGTCGCTGTTGCTCGACAAGCAGCAGCCCGCGGCGCGCTGGCTCGAAGAAATCGCGCTCCTGACCGGCTCGGCCGTGGTGTGGTCCGGCAACACGCTGAAGATCATCCCTTACGGCGACCAGCCCTTGAGCGCCAACGGGGCGTCATGGTCGCCCAACCTCGCCTGGCAATACAGTCTCGGCGATGGCGATTTCCTGAGCTGGGGCGGTGGCGACGGCGCGACCGACCCGGTATTGCTCATGCGCAGCGATGCGGCACAGGCGACAAACTGGCTGTCGCTCGAATACATGGATGCGGCGAACGGCTACAACCCGCAGATTGTCGCTGCCTTCGACCAGGGGCTCATCGATCAATACGGGCTCCGGAGCGAGCCGCCGGTGCAGGCGCATGAATTCACCAACCCGGCCAGCGCCGCCATCGCCGCGCAGCTTCTGTTGCAGCGCCGCGCCTATATCCGCAACAGCTACAAATTCAAGCTCGGCTGGCGCTACGCGCTGTTGGAGCCGATGGACATCGTGCTGCTGACCGACGCGGCGCTCGGTCTCGCCGGCAAAGCCGTGCGCATCACCGCGATCGAGGAGGACGACAATGGCGAGCTCACGATCACCGCCGACGAAATCCCCGAACTGACTCCGTAATCTCAGACCGCGAAGCGGCCAAAAAATCTCACGCCAGAGGGCGCCGCTCTCAAAGCCGGGACGCCGGCAAATAGCAAGCGCCATCGGCTCCTTCGCGTGTCCTTTGCGGTAACTAAGGTGAATAAATGCCCGGCCTCATCTCGCCGATCGGGATCGGCACCGCGCTGGCCTATCCAAAGCAGGCTACCGCCGGCGCCCCGCTCGACCCGCTCGTCTCGCCCGGCGACACCAACCCGCCGATCCTGTTCGAGCCGCCGCCTGGCCTCACCGCCGGCGATCTCGAGGCCTGGATCATCGCGACGGGTGGCGCGCAGTGGGGCGGCTGTCAGGTATGGATCTCGCTCGACGGCTCCACCTACGCCTATGCCGGCACGATCTATCGCGGCGGCCGCCAAGGAATCCTCACCGCCGCATTGCCGAGCCACGCCGATCCCGATACATCGAACACGCTGTCGGTCGATCTGTCACAAAGCCAGGGCCAGCTCCTCTCCGGCTCCCTGGCCGATGCGGACGCCTTTGTCACCTTGATTTACTGCGACGGTGAACTCGCCGCCTTCGAGACCGCAACCCTCACCAGCGCGTTTCACTACGATCTCGCCTATTTGCGCCGCGGCGTTTACGGCACGCCGGTAGCCGCGCATTCCGCGGGCGCGAGCTTTGCGCGCTTTGGGCCAAACGATCCCTCGCTGTTCAAATACATCTACCCCGCGAGCTTTATCGGCCAGACGATCCACGTCAAATTGCCGTCGTTCAACATCTTCGGGCAGGCATTGCAGGGGCTCGCGGGCTTGACCCCGACCAGCTACAGCCTGACCGGCGACGGTGCGATCCAAGGCCCGGCCTATGTATCGGGCTCATGGCCCGGCAGCCCCGCCGCCTCGCAGATTGTCGAGCGCCATATCTTCGCGACGGCGGTGACATTTCCCGCCGGGCTCGCCGGCAGCTACGCCGCCAGCGGCATCGCCGCGACCGCGGCAGCCAGCTTCACGATCGCAAAAAAAGCGGCAGCGCGATCGGCACGATGCAATTCGCCGCGGGCGTGCCCTCGGCGAGCTTCGCGATGACCTCCGCGACGACATTCGCGCCGGGCGACGTGCTCACGATCGCTGCGCCCGCGAGTCCCGACGCGACCTTAGCCAACCTCGCCTGGACCCTCGCCGGCACCCTTTAGCGATCAATCACCACAGAGACGCAGAGAGCCTTCGCGTCCCGGCGAAAGCCGGGATCCACTGTTCAGCCGCGCCTGCCTCTGATGAGTAGGTCCCGGCTTTCGCCGGGACGCGATAAAGAAACCTCTGTGTCCCCTGTGTCTTTGTGGTGAAGCACCGTCTCGCTGTCTCACCGTCTCATTGTGGAATGAGTCATCCAATGACCTCCGAACACTTCAGCATGCTGCATCCGCATTTCACCCCCGATATCACATTGGGCCACCTCGTGCAGGCCGTCGTCGTCATCGCGACAGTCGGCGGCGGTGTCCTCGGCGGCTATCTGAGCCTGCGATCGGATCTCGAATTGCAGCGGGCCGAATTCCGCGTCGCGCTGGCCGGCCACGAAGCGCGCCTCACTGTCACCGAGCGCCTCATCGAGGAGCGCCGCACCGACGACCGCCAGTTTCAGGCCGAGATGCGTGCTTCCTTGGACCGCGTCATGCAGGCGATCGGCGATCTGAAGGCCGGCCTCGTCCGCAAGCAGGACCGCAAATGATGATGGATTTCACCGGAGCGGCGACACCGCTCTCCGACGCGGATGTCGTCGCCCAAGCGGCCTCCCTCGCTGTCGAGCCGGCCGCGCTCTGGGCGGTCTGCGATGTCGAGAGCGCCGGCGGCGGCTTTCTGCCCGACAAGCGCCCGAAGATTCTCTTCGAGGCGCATGTCTTCGGGAAATTGACGCAGCACCGCTGGGATGGCTCGCACCCCGAGATCAGCGCACCCCGTTGGAACCGGGCGCTTTACGGACCCGCCGGCGCACACCAATACGATCGCCTTGCGCGGGCATTGGCGCTCGACGAGGTTGCGGCATTGGAAGC